GGTATCCGTTCTGCTGAAGTGTCATGGCGTTGATTTTACGGTGACTCTTCGACAGTGAAAAGAAAAAAGGCCGCAGAGCGGCCATAAACACAAATAAAAATCAATAAGTTAGATAATTATCAAAGACTTACAGACACACAAAAACACAGCCAACCACAACAAATAACAGGGATGTGGTCACTTTGTGGATCATATCGCCGCCATAAATTTACTTAATAACAGTAACCACAGCCACAAGCACGGCCATCGCAGACAGGACAATACCTGTGAGTAACCAAGTCTGATTTGCAAATGATTTCTGAAGTTCAGTACGATGCTCAGCCATCTCAACTTTCAGAGACTGGCGTAAATCAGCCATCTCAGACTTCAGGGATTGGCGAGATTCTGCCATCTCAAGCCTCAACCCTTCGCGAATCTCCAGTACATCAGATTTGGTAGCAAAGGATTCGCTTCTTGTGGTGAGAGTAATCAGGTTGTTTTTGATTTCAGTCACATCACTTTCCAGGCAACTGACCCGCCGTTCAAGGTCGTCATTCATGCCATCACCTCCATCATTACCACTTCCTGTTACTTGGTTGTTGGATACATTATAGGCATTCTCTTTCTTTTTTCTGAACCGCGAAATATGTGCAACATTCTCTGCCATCACTTCTCATCACCCTGCTTGCCTACCCAGTTCATAAAGGCCCGGGCCGAGTAACGATGAACAAACCCACATCTGTTACAGGTAAGTCGGAATTCATAGTTATGGATATTTTCCCGATCATGTCCCTCATATCCCGGATACCCAGTAAATGGACCGATGTAATCAAGCATAACAAAAGTGCCTAAATCACACTCCTCAGCAGTTTTCGGCTCAGGCCCCACCTCAACAATATTCGTCAAATACATGTACATATCCGTATCGCCACACGACAAACATTTTTCATTCGTAGACGACTCATTGAGAAAACGCGCAAAATTATCGAGCGTTGCCATTCTTTTAAGCTCATCTAAATGAAACTTCACTCTTAAGCACCTCCTAGTGGATTAAACCTCACCGCATCCTGCAGGTAATCCGGCGCAAGATGGGCATAAATCATCGTTGTCTGAATCTTTGCGTGCCCCAGAATTTTCTGGAGCGTGAGAATATTGCCACCGTTCATCATGAAATGACTGGCGAAGGTGTGACGCAGCGCATGAACAGCCTGGCCGTCAGGAACATCAGGTGCGACCGTTTTGATGACATCGCGAACCAATGAATAATCCAGCGTCGGAAACACCAGTTTCCCGCCCCGTTTTTTGATCTTTTCAAACAGGCTTTCAGAAATAGGAACGGTACGGTTTTTGCTGTTCTTCGTTTTTGAAAAAGTGATTCGACAATGAAGAACACGGCGCTGCTCCAGTACCGCTACCTCGCCCCATCGCGCCCCGGTCGACAGAAGGATTTCGACAGCCAGCCGTTCATCGGGATTTTCAGCCAATGCATCCAGCAACTGAACACATTCAGACTTACTCAGATATCCCATTTCGCGCTCGTTAACCTTCATTCCTTTAAGGCCTTGAACGGGGTTATCGTTAAGAAAATGGCCGGATGAGATGAGTGCGGTAAACATCGCGCTTAACGCCCCAATCTCTCGATTTATGGTGCTGGGCTGTATCCCCTGCTCTATCCTGGACACACGTAGCTCGGTGAGCATCGTTGTATTAAGTTTATGCACGCACGGGTCATCCATTGCCTCACTCAAGCGCAGCAATTTAAGGCGCGTGTTATGCCCTGACTTCATTAGCTGGCCGTGGTATTTCCACCACAAGTCAATAAGCACTGACAGAGGACGGCGATCAATAGAGTTTCCTTTCCACTCATTGTTATGCTGTTGCGCCAGCACCCACCGCTCATATAAAACTGCATCCGATTTCGTTTTAAATTTTTTGCGAATGCGTTTGCCTTTACGCCCCTCAGGGCGCATGTCAAGAAGATACCCTCCCGGAATTGATTTTATGCTCATTCGTGAAACCCCAGCGTTACAAGACCACCATGCCCCCAGCGCTCCATGATTAGCCGGGCTGTGTACCAGTCTTGCGGGATTTTTGAGAAGACGATGTGTTTTCTGGCCCATCAGGGGAGAGAGAGGGACTGATCTGCCCAGCAGCCTCATTTGTTTTTCCCGTCATAAGCCATATAGTGTATTTTTCGAAATCCTTAGAATTAATTACGCGATCAACAACGCTTAAACCAACCTCTCTTTTACCGCTCTCATAATTCTTTATAGTTCCGAGATTTATCCCAGTAACATCAGCAAACTCAGCTTGAGTTAACCCTTCACTTTTCCGTATCTCTTTCAGTTTTTTTTCGTACCCACTTGACATGGTGGTCTCCAGACGACCAAATTAACCCTAAAAGTCGCCTAGAGACGACTTTTAGCAACAAATAACCACAGACTGAACAGGTTATCACATCATGACAAAGCTCTTGAACACATACGAGCAAGCGGATTTTGAGCGTTTGGCGGCGTTCTACCCATACCGCGATGAGCATGGATTACCGGTACTCGAAGAAAGCCTGAAAGATTACGCGAAGCGTACCAATCAAACTGTTAATGCAGTGAAAAGGCAGGCTGACAGAGCAGCCCTTCCCATCAACCAAGAAGAAAAAAACTCAAAACGTACAGTAAATCTCTTCGCAATTTTCCTGAAAACCATCAGAAACGCAGAGAAATACGTGCAGATGACAAAATAACGAGGTGTCATTTTATGCTGAAGCAACGCCGTAATTTTCGCACCGAAACGGAACGCCAAGCTAACCGTTTCGCTACCAGCGCATCACGCAGCAACATCCGCTACAGCCTGAGCGAGACGCACGCAACGCCAGATGGCCATACAGTAAAACAAATTGGCGAACACACCTGGCTGATTGAAAAAGCTGGAATCGTGGTTCACAGATGCCAACGCAACCCATTTACCGGAAACCGCATTTTTGCACTAAGCAGCGGCGACAATCAGTTCGGGCAGGATTTCACATTATACGAAGCACTTCGCACGGTTGATCGTCTGCTTCGCGGGCAAAGTTTTATTAAACAGACTGATTTATAACAGGTGCGTTATGATCAAAGAGCATGCACAAGGTGTATTTATCCGTTTTATTGATTTTCGCGGTGAACTGTTATTGCGCGCATCAGCTATTGATGGAGTTGTCCCATCAGAAAAAAATGCAGCTACTTACGTTTATCTGAACGGCACGCGCCTGACCGTAGAACTTCCGTACCAGACTGTACAAGGAATCATTAGCGAAGCTGAAAAAGCACGTAAGATTAATGGCGATGAACCCTATATCGAAATTATTTGTATGGATTCAGAAGCTGAAATTCAGAAAGCAGATTAAAGGGCGTTGCGATGGGCAAAGAATATAAAACTCTCATTAACAAAGCACTTGAGCGTTTTTATTTTCGCTTAAGTGCATCAGGTGCTCATGCTGAACGTGCAGCCCGTGACTCATTGACCAGGGCAATCCGGAGTCTGTATGACGTGGCTTTTTACGCTGATGATCTGGATGCACTTAACGAACTTTCCGAGCTGATCTGTGCCGCAGAATGCGGGGAGCATATTGAACCGTATAAGCTAGGGAATATTGCATGAGTATATTTATCTCATGGCTTGTTCTGATTATTTCGGTGGTCTGCGCCATTGGGATTATGCAAATTATTCATTCAGTAAAAAAGATTGAACGCTTTTTCACTGGCGAATAACAGCGCAAATAAAAACCCTAGGTTAAATAAGAAAATGTAAAAACAATCCGCATTCGCGGAGGTATTCGCACACGCCCAGGAGGCGTAATGGCAATTAAGCATTTTCCTGTCGTTCGTTTCACTTCCAGAGGACGTGAATACGAAGTCGACGAACGCCTGATTACCACAATCGACAAACACCGCTCAGAAAAGGATGCACACCACATCTATCTCACTGACGGTACTTACTTCTGCGCCACTAATGTGGCGCGGGTGAATCTTATCCGACAGGTACAGGATCCACGTAAATGAGCAGGAGAAGAATCACTCGCAGACATCACCGCACACACCTGAATTCCTCAGCAACGCTAAAGGCACTTATTCAAAGCGAGATCGGTGATTTCTTCGCGGGAGTTGGCTCACTAGGTGAACCAGAAACACCAGAAGCGATGCAGCGTGAGCTCATGATACGCATAGATAACACTTTTGATTTCTTCTACAGCATGCACGGAATTAAACAGAAATGAACCTCAAGCCAGCAATAACTACTCGTAGAACGCCAATTTCTGTAACCGACCGCTTCTGAGTTTTTTGGCAGGAAGCCTTCGCACATCCTTAGTAGAGAGAATTGCAGCATGATTGACGCTCATGACTTCACAAGATGGGTGCGCACACAGGACACCCGTCTGGCTCCCGTTCTCCAAGGATTATTTGATCTTTACATCCGTGGTCGTGACAACAGAGCACGCACTACAAAACCGGAGAATGTGGATACCCTTTATTTCACCGTAGACGACTGCTACCGCGTGGACTTCACACCACACGGACTGGCGTTGCACTGCCTGACACCGCACGGCGAATCACTGCTGGCATATTACGACTCCCCGGCCTCCGTATTTGCGGCAATGCTGGCGCATCGCACTGCTGGCGGGTGTGCCTCGCTGAGTGAATACACCGCTGAATTTAACCGCCTTTCCACCATCTTCTTGCAGGAGTGGCAGCGCGTGACGGGATACCAGCCATGAGTGAGTTTGCATGGAGCTGGAATGAACCACGACCAGCCATTGATCCGGCCAGATTTACGGAGCACAGGCAGGAAACTGAAACCGACCTGCAACGCGCCATCCGTTACTACCTTGAGGCAGACAAAAAGGCTCTGGAAGAACAGGAAGCGAAGGAGGAAGCCTTTTTCGCACAATCCACCGTGGGTAAAAAACTCATGGCATCCCTTGAGGAAGCCGGACAGCGTGAAAAGCTGGCACAAAGCATCATCAGCAAGCGTCAGGCAACAGAACAAGACCCGGTGGCCCGTGCTTTTGCCACACTGAAGGTGCTTCCCGTTTATCTGCGTGAACCTCTGAGCCGCCACCTCTCTTTCCTGCGCAAAAAACAGGAAGCCGATCGCCAGAAAGGCAAAAAGAGCTGGCAGGCTGAACGCTACGCGCGCGGAACCCTGCGCAAAATATTCGAACGTCTGGACCGCACCGATCACCGCTGGCTGACACCGGGTTATCGCTCCCTTGCCGGACGCGAACGCCTGGACGATTTGCTTTACCTGCCGCAGCTCAACAAACACCAGATACAGACGCTGGCCACCATGACGGCGGCGATGTTCAGCAGCACCTTCGAAAAACTCTGCGATGGCTTTGGCGCGACTGATGGCGAACTGACCATGGATGTAACGCTGAAGGCGTATCAGATGCTGGCCCGCATGGCGTTACACCTGCACGCCATGCCTCCACATTATGACGCACTGACAACAGACAAAGACCGGAGGAACGAACCGGACACGGAGCTGCTGCCGGGCGCAATCCTTCGCCTGACCTGTGCGGAATGGTGGAAACGCAAACTGTGGCTGTTACGTTGCGAGTGGAGAGAAGAACAACTCCGCGCCGCCTGTCTGGTTTCCAGAAAAACATCACCCTATCTGAGCCAGGACGCGTTAAGCGAGTTTCGCGCACAGCGCGAGAAAACACGCGATTTCCTGAAAAGTTTCATGCTGGAAAATGAAGACGGGTTCACGATTGATCTCGAGACAGTGTATTACGCGGGAGTAAGTAACCCGGTTCACCGTAAGGCAGAAATGATGGCCACCATGAAGGGACTGGAACTTCTGGCCGAAGCCCGTGGCGACAGAGCGGTGTTTCTGACTGTCACCTGCCCGTCAAAATACCACGCAACAACGGAGAACGGTCATCCGAACCCCAAATGGAACGGGGCCACCATGCGCGACTCCAGCGATTACCTGGTTAACACGTTTTTTGCGGCGGTCCGCAAGAAACTGAACCGCGACGGCCTGCGCTGGTATGGCATCCGCACGGTGGAGCCTCACCATGACGGCACCGTGCACTGGCATATGATGGTCTTTGCTCATCCGGAAGAAATCGACACCATTGTGTCCCACACCCGCGATATTGCCATTCAGGAAGATTGTCACGAGCTGGGCGATGATATTACTCCGCGCTTTAAGGCGGAGTATGTCGACGGCTCAAAAGGCACGCCAACCAGCTACATCGCCACCTACATCGGAAAAAACCTGGACAGCCGCGCCGTGGATGGCATCGACCCGAAAACAGGCAAACCACGCGTTGACCACGAAACCGGAAAATCAATGGCGGAGAGCGTGGAGCGCGCCATCGGCTGGGCGCGCCTTCACCGGGTCCGCCAGTTCCAGTTCTTTGGCATCCCCTCCCGTCAGGTGTGGCGTGAACTGCGCCGCCTTGCCAGCCAGATGGCACGCAACCCGGAAGGCCCGCAACGGCTGAAGGACGACGCAATGGATGCGGTACTCGCTGCCGCTGATGCCGGGTGTTTTGCCTCCTACATTGAAAAACAGGGTGGCGTACTTGTTCCACGCAAGGACTACCTGATTCGCACCGCCTACGACCTCGCAGATGAGCTGAACGATTACGGCGAACAGAGCGTACAGATTTACGGGATCTGGTCACCACTCATCGGGGAATCCTCCCGTGTGTGCACGCACCCGGATAACTGGAAGCTGGTAAGACGTAAACCGGAAGCGGAAGACAGCGCCCGCGAAAATGGTTTTGACCTTCAGGGCGGCCCTGCCGCCCCTTGGACTCGTGGCAATAACTGTCCCCGTGTACAGGAAACGGACAACAACGGGACAGAACAGCCGGAAGAACGGCCAGCACCGTGGCCGCAGCTCCCTGACGGCGTTGAAGTAAACGAATGGATGCGCTCACTGAAACGGCACGAACGCCGGGCGCTGATGCGTTCGCTTCGTGACAAACAGGCAAAAAACAGCAGTGATGAAATGCAGAGCTGGACACAGAGCCGCAAACAGCAGCGGCCTTTGCCTGATAACCACGAGTTACTCGCTAAAGAATGGCGGGAGTCTGCCGAATCTCTCGGCCTGCATATCGGTGAACAGCAGATGCAGCACCTGTTACGGGGCGGCAGCCTGTACGTTGACGGCAGCATCATTGCACCGCAGGGATATGAAATTGTACGCAAACCGGATACCCGCCCGGACAGCCGGATCACGCAGCTCTGGCAACGCCTGAGCCGTAATCACGGCGTAAGCAGCACGGAGATCCGCCATAACCCGGTCGCCAGCTATCTGGAACAACTAGGGGCATCAGCCCCTGAAGCCGCCGCACGCCTGGCATCCACACTTCAGCAGAACCAGAACACCATGAAAACACCCGTTACCGTACTTTCTGACATGCTGCGCGCTATCCGTGACGCAGAGCACGCACAGAGAATCAGTGAAACCACTGAACGCGCCCGCCGCAAAGCAGACCTGCTGCGGGGTGGCCTGACCAGTGGAAACAAAAAACAGACAGAAACGGGATTCACAAATCCCGTAAATGAGCAAAAGACGCGCCGCGATATATGAAGCGCGCACAAAACAGGCAAAAACGGGATTTCAGAATCCCGTAAACGATTAATTAATCAACACAAGGAAAATCGACATGAAAATTTGTATCGACGACGGCTCCACCAACATCAAGCTGGCATGGACTGAGAACGGCGAACGCCGCAACGCCATCAGCCCGAACAGCTTCAAGTCGGAATGGTCTGCGCCGTTCGGTGGCACGACGCCTGCAAACTACATGCTTGATGGCGTGCGCTATGGTTTTGATCCGGTCAGCGATCGCTTTGTCCAGACGACCGACACGCAATATCAGTACAGCGATGTGAATGTCATTGCCATACATCACGCACTGCTCAAATCAGGCATCACACCACAGGAAGTGGATGTGGTTGTCACCCTGCCACTGAGCGAGTATTTCGACACAAACGCCCAGCCGGATATGACCAACATCAACCGCAAAAAAGCGAACGTTATGCGACCGGTGGAATACCAGAACGGCGAAGCATTCACTATCCGTAATGTACGGGTTATGCCTGAATCCATTCCGGCTGGCTTTAAAGCACTGGCTGACATGAGTCCGTTTGAATCCCTGCTGATTGTGGATTTGGGCGGAACCACGCTGGATGTGGCAAAGGTTCAGGGACAACTGGCAGGTATCAGCCAGGTGTTTTGCGATCCACACGTAGGCGTTTCACTGATGACCGATGCAGTGCTGTCGGTGATGGCCACCAACGGTATGCGTACCAGCCACCACATCGCCAATACCATTATCGAACATCGCCACGATGAAACCTGGCTGCGCCAGCACATCCACAATGACGCGCATTACGCCAGCCTGATGGCGGTTATTAGTGAAAAGGAAGAAACACTGAAACAACGCGTGATCCGTGCGCTGGCGGGTTTTTCGGGTTACGGGCGGGTGATGGTTGTCGGTGGCGGGGCGGAGATTGTGGCACCCGCTATCCGCGAAGCCTGCGGAGTTAATGCGACTTTCATCGCGGACGGGGTGCCACAGTTTGCTCTGGTTAATGGGCTGTACGCAATGGACAAGGAGTAAACCAATGACGACACCAACCAGACGAATAAGTTTCTATCTGAAGCCCGCCGCCGTCAAGAACGAAGGCGAAGCATGCGCCTGGCTGGACAGCCTTACACCAGAAGCCCGTAAAAACGGCCAACGCGTGGCTTTTCTGGCCGGGCTGGCGCTTCTGAAAATGAATCCGGCAGAGGCTTACCGACTGGCAGCATGGGCTGACGATGAGGCGTTATCAGTGAGACAAACCAGGACAGAACGCCCCCTGTCACAGCCAGTACCAACCGCACAGATAACCAGTCAGATGGCCGGAAATATCAGGGCGTTATTTCCTGAATAACACAACGTCAGGGCGAGTTCGCCCTGATCTCCATCTCAGAACATAAACAAGAAGAGCGACTTAATGAGCAAAATCAACTATCAGGCATTACGTGAACGTTATTCACCTGCACCAGTACCAAAATGCCCTATTTGCGGCGAAGAAATGTCAATTCAGCGAATATCTGGATCACAGGTTGTTTATGCCTGCTCCGGTTATGGTGATGATGGAGATTTCAAAATTGGTCGAACTCTTGCCGACGAACATTATGAAAAATCACGCGTAACAGTGTTGGATGTCGGGGATCCTGAAGTATTGGCGCTACTTGATTGGCTGGAAACCAAAGACAACCGAATCGCTGAACTGGAGAAAATCGCCACTGACTATGCACTTAAATTCCAGAAAGCACAGGACGCATTAAAGTACGCCGCTTTGCTGCATAGCAGGACAGCGCAGCTACAAGACTAACTTAAAGCGGAAGATTAATACATGGTGAGTCGGGATAATTTGTTTTTATCCCGACAAATAAACAAAAAAGTGGACTATCTCTGTAGTATCTTATTCAGCATCGTCTCGTGCAGTCTGTGCATACGTCACAACAACGCCCAATGCATTAGTTTTCTTTTCAACATAGATAATATTGTCATATTCATAGTTACCATACGGATAGCAAATAAGAATATTTTTATGCAGATCGGGATCATCAACAAACGCTCCGGAACAGCTTCTTGAACTACCGGATGTATACTCATACGGTGCAACATATGATGATGTTACTCCTGGTAAAAAATAAGTCACCATCATAAGAGGGATAATCAGGAATATCCCTGTAAGAATGCAAGAGCCAGCATAAACCTTCAGGTATTCCGACAGTCCTTTCCAGCCACTTTGCTTCACTACCCCCCTCTTCACCAGAAACAAGGAGAAGAAAAAGGACATACCCATACTACACAAGATGTAATAATTGGATATACGCGAATTAAGATATGTAATCCTGTAGATATCTGCCCTCCACCAGTAAAAGAGGAAAATAATCCCTAGCACTGAAACAGTCATGCAAATCAAATAAGGATATGAATCTTTCTTCATGTCTTGCGCTCATTAAAATTTCCCTGCTACGAACAAATTTACCATCCGTTTTTTGCGCAGAAAACAGCACGATGCACACTGCACGATAGTGCACAAATTTGCACAATTTTTTTGAACGACTTTTTACCCTTCCGGCCCGCATGGCGGCTGGATCCGTCAAGGATCCGTGCGTGCACAAAAAAACGCGTTTTTCTGCGCGCAGGTGACGGGGGAACAGCCCGCGTTTCAGGGGGTAAATAGCATTCCCTGAGCGATGTCGCAGCGACACAACAGAATGGCTGTATTTCTCACGCTGAGCGTGAAAAAGACGTAAGGGTTTTTGATTTGATGGGTTGAAAGGTAAGGCCGTCAAAATCGCACTGAGGCGGCGAGAACATACAGTCAACGCGGTGGGATTGCGTAAGAGCCTGACCGTCGATGGTGGCGATAAACTGGAAGGCGTCGTGAAATTATCTGACTGATACAGGAACTGGAGAGTCGGGGCATAAATTTTTTATGCCCCGGCGAAGCAGCAGGCAAGCGAAGCGCGTCAGGCTGTGGGCTGGGTGTCTAACAGTGCGTAAGGGTTAAAGCGGATCACCTCTTCGCCCAGCCAGTCATTGATGTGCTTCATGGCCTCCATGACGGGCATCAGCTCGTTAATTGCGTAAACCCGCGCGGCCTTCTCCACATCACCAAACGCACTTTTTTCACCCGGCATCGCCCCCATCAGTTGCGGCGGAACGCGGTGCGCAGCCAGCACATCATCACGGGATGCCGCCTTAACATTCATGAACTCATCCTTTGCGGTGATCTGCTGGAACGGCAAAATTTGCACCCCCTCTTTGCCCCCGTTGGGCGCATGAATGAGCACGTTTTTAAACGCACCACCACCACGTGCACCCTGTAGCGTTTCTTTCAGGGAGTCCATGCTTTCGCGGTTTACCTGCGCTGCACCGATGTAGATGATGCACCCGGCGTGGGATCCGTTGTCGTAATACAGTTTTCTGAACATGTCCGCCGAATGAGACAGGCTGGCCGAGAGTAATGCGCCGAGATATTCCGGCATGCCGTAGATTTCCTGGTTAATGTCAGGATTCATCAGGTGGCACACTTTGCCAGGGCGAAACTGAAACGCGTCCTTACCATCCTGCACATACCACCATGATTCAAGATCGCTTCCGCGTCGCATGTATTTCGCCAGGGCGTGCCGTAATTTAAGCGGTTCGCCGAGCATATTGCTTCGAAGCTCAAGGAATGCGTTACCGAACACAAACCAGTCCAGCGCCAGCGCCGAGAAATCCTGCCGGGAAAGCAGCGGGTGCGGAATATAGCAGCCGAGCAATACATTGCGCTTAAAGTAAAGCGCAGACTGATGCCAGGACGTTTGCCGGGCAGCTCTTGCCAGACCGTACCAGTCCACCGGGGTTTCATACCATCGCCCGTTATCGGCACAGTACATATTGTCCAGTAAATCATGCCCGGTCAGGCGGTAAGGGCCGTCAAATGTGAATGCACTGAGCGATGATTCTTTCCTGAGCGCATCAGCGAGATCAATGCGTGAACTCATGCGCACTTTTTTATTTTTTCTGCTCATCAGAACTCCATAACCGTGAAACGCTCGTTTTCTCCTTCGCCGCCAATCGGTTCGTTAATGACAGCAAGCATGGTTGCCCACGCAAGGTCGCCGTGGCTGATCCCCCTCGCGCGGTCCGTTTCGTAAGTGATAAAGCCGCCCGGTGTTTTCACCTTACGCACGGCGTTAAAGGCTGCGACCAGCTCCCGTTCGGCGCGATCGTATTCCCAGCGCCCGGCACGCATTATTTGCAGCATTTTCAGTACCAGCGACCGTTTTGATGACAGCGTGAAGGTGTACGGAATAGCAGCAGGGAAAAACCGTTTCACTATCTGATAAACAGCCTCCCCGTTCCCGCCCGTCACATCAATGCCGATGTGTTCCACGTTGTAGCGATACGTAAACTCTTCAATGACTCTGGCCTGTTCTTCAAACTCCAGCCCCTGAACGCGTCGCGTCTCCACCGTTCGAAAACGGCCACCAGGAACAGCCGGAGGAACCACCACGGACACTGCGCCGCTGTCGCCGTTTCCACTGCTGCCGTTTGCGTCATATCCAATCCATACCGGACGATTCCCCATCGGGCGGGGAGCAAAAGGTTTCCAGTCTTTCCAGTCGTCGTATCCGTCAACACCGCAGCCAATCAGGATATTCAGGTTAAATGCCGATTCCCCTTCGCGGACAAACTCACACATATAGAGATTGAGGAACTCGTCTTCGGTGTTTTCATCACGAATTTCGTCGATATCGGTGTGTTTCCAGCCGTGATTAACCACATCTTCCAGCGTGACAATTTGCCGCCACGTCCTGTCAGGGCAGATAAGCCCGTTATGCAGCGTTTTCCAGTCAACAGAAAAACGCTGGCGTTTATGCGCGGCCTTTTTCTCATTCCAGCGGTCGCCGTTCCAGTAGGCGTATGCCTCGTGCGTTTCGGTGGATGGCGTGGAGAAGTAGGTGCGCCGCAGTCCGCTGAGGGTTGCCATAGCGCCAGCCACCTTGCGCAGTTCAGCAAAGCGACTGACCCAGAAAAATTCATCAAAATAAAAATTGCCCGTATAGGACTGTGCCGACGCAGCAGAAGTGCCGAGAAAATGCAGCTCTGCGCCGTTGGAGAGGATGATTTTATCGCCCCCTTTCAGCTCCACATCAACTTCAGCCGCGGCCTTCTGAATAATGCTTTTAAACTGGAACGCCTGACGACGCGACGCAGACAAAAAAATCTGGTTACGCTGGTAAGGTTGCGCCACATCGTCACGCAGCGCCATCAGCAGAGCTTCCTGTGCAAAATACCAGGTCGCCCCAATCTGTCGGGATTTCAGGATCATCCTGTTACGTATCCCGACTTCCCTGCAAAGGGTCAGGGAGTCAAACCAGCCCCGCTGATGCCACTCCAGCCTGCTGATGATTTTTTCCCGCAGTGCGGCAATCTGTTCCGGCGTGAAATGATTTTTGAGTTTTTTCGCCCGGCCTTTCTTTCCTGCGGCCATCACATCCGGCTGGCCATCATGCAGCTTTTTAAGCTGCCGGGTCAGCAGGTCTATTTCCTTAAAGTCACCGCCTGTTTTATTCTGTTTTTCAGTAAGCTGGATAAGGCGCGCATCGATGGACTGCGTGACACGCTGCACGGGTGGCGTTTCATCCCACTGGTCGCGTTTTTTCCACGCATAAATCGTGTTCGGGTTTATTCCCATCAGACGTGATATTTCTGCGGGCGGATAACCCTGCCAGTAAAGTTGTCGCGCACGCTGGCGCACAAAAGCGTCCTGAATCATTGCTCCCCCTGAGTAATTACAGGAAGATTACCCGCGCGCGAAACCGTTCTCCTTAACCCCCTGTTCTGACTGTTTTCTTACAACAAAAGCCCTTTGTATCAGCCTGTTACGCTTTGCCATCATGACTGAAGAACCAGTCAGAGGGGCAAAAACTATGGCTAATGAAAAAAAGACATCCCGCAAAAAGTTTCGCGTGGCTGTCTCCGGTGTAACGGCAGACGGGCGCGAAATCAACGGCGACATGCTGAAAGCTGCCGCCACCAGTTATAACCCGTCCGTTTATGGTGCACGTGTGAATATTGAGCACATCCTGTCACCACTCCCCGGTAGCGAGTTTTCCGCTATGGGCGATGTTGTGGGGTTGAGCACCGAAGACATAACCGATGGCCCGCTGGCAGGTCGCACGGCACTGTATGCCGAAATTGAGCCGACCGCTCGCATGATGTCCCTGCTTAACGATGGTAAAAAAATTTACTCCAGTATTGAGCTGGAGCCACAGTCAACCATCACGGGAGGCCCTTACCTGCGCGGGCTGGCAATGACCGACACCCCCGCCAGCCTGGGCACGGAACGTCTGGCCTTTGCGGCACAACAACGTATGCAACTGATGACATTCAACTGTCAGCAGGGAGACGTGGCGATGTTTACCGCCGCTATGGAGTCAGAACTTATCGAACTCACCGAACAACGTCAGGAAGAAGGTACCCAGTGGTTTAACCGCGTTATGGGGATTATTGGCCGTGGCCGCAAAGCGGATGACGCCAGTTTTTCCCGTATTCAGGAAGCAGTGGAAGGCGTCGCAACGTCACAGGCCGACATTATCGACCGTTTTAATGCACTGGAAGCCCGCCATCAGCAGGACAGCCAGAAAATCACATCACTGACCACAGAGCTGGCAGCACTGAAGGAAAAACTGCGCACGCAGGACGGCGATCCGCAGAACCGGTTCACCGCAACAGGCGCAGCCTCAGACCAGCTGGCTGACTTCTGATAAGACAAAGGAGCAAATTTTTTATGAATCTGGTGATGTCAGATATTACCCGCAACAAGCTGGGTTGCTATATGGCGCAGCAGGCGTCGCTTAACAATATCCCGGTATCTGCACTGGTATCGCGATTTACCGTGAAACCCGCGGTACAGCAGCGTTTTGAAAACGCCTCAAAGGAAAGTACCGAATTTACGAAAAGAATTAACGTGATCGGCGTGACCGACCAGAAAGGCGAAAAAATCCTCCTGGATACCACAGGACCGATTGCGCGCACGAATACCAGTTATGACGGAACAAAACGCCGTAACCCGAATAACGTGGTTGATCTGAAAAACCGCAAATACCAGTGCGAACAGGTGAACTACGACACGTTTATTTCGTATCCGCAGCTTGATGCCTGGTCGGCACACCCTGATTTTCAGTCCCGCATCAGCGCACAGATTGCCCGGCAGGTGGCGCTTGACCGCATCATGATCGGTTTCAACGGCACGTCTCACGCGGATGAGTCCAACTTCAGCACCAACAAGCTGCTTCAGGACGTTAACGGCTGGCTGGAGCACATCAGAACCGACGCCAGCGAACGCGTTATGAATGACGTGACGCTGACCTCCCGCAACATGGACAACACCGTGGCGCACGCGGGTAAGTATGCGAACGCTGATGCACTGGTACAGGACGCGCGTTCATCCCTGCTGGATGAATGGCACAAGGAAGCTGACGACCTCGTGGTGATTATGGGGCGCAACCTGTTTAACTCGCTGCGTCTGCCCGTGCTGAACAGCATCAGCGGCCAGAATCCCAATGCGGAATTACTCGCTGGGCAGCTCATCCTGTCATCGCGCACCATTGGCGGGCTGGGCGTGTTCCTTGCGCCGTTCTTCCCGGATTCAACGATGCTTATCACCTCGTTCAACAACCTGTCGATTTACTGGCAGAAAGGTTCAATGCGTCGCCTGATGAAAGACGAACCGGAATACAACCGCATCGCCACCTACCAGTCCATCAATGACGCTTATGTCGTTGAAGACTATGGCAAGTGCGCGATGGTCACTGGCCTGAAGTTCGCCGACAGCTAATCAACTCACGGCGGGCATCATGCCCGCCTGCAACGGAGAGAAAAAATGATTACTCCTGCACAGCAACACTGGCAGAACGTGATGGCACAGCGCGCGGGCCGGGCGAATGAAGGCGTGGACCACGCTGCGCGTACCGCGCATGAAGAGGTGCTGTATCGTCTGCGTCTGGCACAGGCCCGGCTTAAGGGCGTACAGGCCAGAAGCGCGAAAGCCGCCATCAAAAAAGAGTTGTTGCCGGATTTTTCCGGCTGGATTGAGGGAACGCTGGAGGCTGACGGCGGGCAGCAGGATGAAGTGATTGCCACGCTGATGGTGTGGGCGATTGACTGCGGCGATCTTCCGCTGGCGCTGCGTATTGGTGCGTATGTGGTCCGTCACAACCTCATCATGCCGGATAACTTTGGCCGTACTGCTGCCACGGTTCTGACCGAAGAAATCTGCAATCCGGTACTGACGCAGGCCGGGACGGATGCCGACGCGGATTTGTCCGCCTTTATCGAACCACTGGACACCCTCCGGGAGATTGTCACCGACCAGGACATGCCGGACGAAGTGCGCGCCAAATTATGCAAGGCGTGCGCCTTTGCCCGTCGTGGTCTGACCGATGCAGACAACATGGCCTTATCACTGAAGCTGCTGCGCGAAGCGATGCACCTGAACCCGAACGCAGGTGTGAAACGCGAGATTGCAACCCTTTCCCGCGCCCTGAAAAAAGCCGATTCCGCAGCCGCACCAGTTGCCAGCGCACAGCAGGCGCAGGACGAAAGCAGCAAAAGTAAAAAGACAACGCGGAAGCCTGCAACACGAAAAACCACCGCGACGCAGAAGGCGAAGCGCGGTTAACGACTGACCCCGTCAGCGGGCGGCGTGCGCGGTGTTCCGGTTTGACTCCGTGGCCGTTTACACCACGCACCCACCGCCCGATTTTTTCAGGAGTGAACCCCATGAGTATGGTTGCCAGAACCGAAACCCGCCCCGCAGAGGATGACATCACTGATACCGATGATGGCGATACCCGTATTTCTGCGGGGGCATTCTGGCCGGATATTGTGCTGCGTGAGCTGCGTCTGGCGGTACGACTGCCGGGCCGCGTGACCACCTCCCGCCTGCTGCATACCGCCACCGGGGCGGTGGCCCACGTTACCCGTGAGCTGGAAGCGTGGCAGCAGGAACAGCAGGCAGCCGGACATGAAACACTGGCCGATGTCCCGGCGCCATTAATTAACGGAGAAAGCGTCAATCTCTGGCACTGGCGCAATGCGGTTTATACCGCCACCCGTGCCCTGATTCTGGAGCGTTACCGCGATGCGGACACAACGGACAAGGGCGACCGCCGGGCGGACGCACTGGATATACAGACATCGGATTTGTGGCGCGATGTGAGCTGGGCCATCTCTGACATTCTGTGCCGCCCGCGAATCTTTGCGGAGTTGTGCTGATGAAAGTGAAGGCACTGGAAGGCGACACCGTGGATTCGCTCTGTTTCCGGTACTACGGCACGACGCAGGGCGTCACCGAAAAGGTGCTGGATGCCAACCCCGGACTCTGTCAGCAGGTATTTCTGGACGCCGGGCAGGAAGTGGAGATGCCGGAGCCGGAGAAGAAGAAACGAGAAATGATTCAGTTGTGGGGGGAGTAGCAGTGAGCACCATTCAAACAGGGATCACAGAGCAGGTTATTGCGTGGCTCTTTGACCACCTGCCAACGGTGTATGCAGTAGGCGCGGCGGTCAGCATTTCCGCGCTGATGAGTCTTTATGACGGACGAACACTGGTTCAGACCGTAACGGGATCGCTGGCGTGCGGCGTTCTTGCCATGGCCGTGGCCGGGTCGTTGCGCTTCTTCGGTTTTCCTGAAGATGCCGTGACGTTTATCGGCGCATCAATCGGTTTTATGGGCGCAGAGAAAGCACGCGACAAGGTTATTGCGGCCTTTAATCGCAGGGTGAAGGAGAAGGACGAATGAGCAACACATTTAAATTCAGCAGCCGGAGCGAAAAGAATTTGCAGGGCGTAAACCCTGATCTGGTGAAAGTGACCCGACGGGCACTGGAAATCTCGGAAGTGGATTTTGGTATCACCGAAGGATTGCGCAGCCGTTACCGCCAGAAGCAACTTGTGGCCACGGGTAAGAGCCAGACCATGAACAGCCGCCACCTTACGGGGCATGCTGTGGATGTTGTGGCTTATGTCGGCAGCCAGGTGTCATGGGAATGGCCGCTGTACGAAAAAATCGCAGCAGCATTCAGACAGGCCAGCCGGGAGCTGAATATTCCGGTGGAATGGGGCGGCGACTGGAAGACCCTGAAAGACGGGCCGCATTTTCAGTTACCACACGGAGCCTATCCGGTATGAAGCTCTGGCCCACGCTGGGTGTCGCTTTCCTTCTGATTGCCGCATGGGGAGCATCCATGCGTCTGTCGTGGTCACTGGGCCGGGAGAACGCCAGAAACGAAGCGCAGGCCAGCACCCTGAAAAGTACCGTCGACACCCTGAATATCATCAGCGCCGGGGTACAGGATATGCAGCAGGTGCTGGCACAACTCCGCGCGGAAAATCAGCAACGCAATCAGGACGGAGAGGCCAGACGTGAACAGCTACGCAACGATATTGCAAAAGATGAATGCGCCCACGCTTTGCCTGACGCTCGTTTTACTGACAGGTTGCGCAGGCACGCAGAACGCGCCACGGCCAGCGCCGTCAGTCCGGCTTATACCGCAGACGCTGACCATACCGGTAACGCCTCCCCCCTTCCCTGATACTCCCACATGGGGAAATCTCGGTATATGGGGTGACCGCCTTCTGGATGCACTGGAAACCTGTAACGCGGATAAACGGGCCATTGAATTACTGGAACAGCGCAGGCTGCAACGACTGAACAACGAGGACAACAACCATGCTGAAAACTGATTCCCTGCGTGAAGCCATGACCCGTTCATGCCGATGGTGTCAGGCCAACCCGGAAAAATTCACCATTTTCGTGGAGAGCGGCAACATTGAAACGACCGGAGAAACGCCCTCGTTTGTTTACCGCTATCAGATGGTGATGTTTGTCATGGATTACGCCGGGGAGCTGGACGACCTCACGCTGCCGCTACTGGCGTGGTTATCCGAAAATCAGCCGCAGTTGTTGCTCAATCCGGAGCGTAATCAGGACATCAAATTCTCCGCCGTTATCAATGACGATGACAGCGCCGATCTCCTGTTTACGCTCCCCCTGCGGGAACGCGTTCGCATTACGCGCAGCAGTCAGGGGACACCGCAGGCAGAACACCTGCCGGAGCCAAAACCCCGCCTGCCATCTTCCGAAGGCGACTGGTCGCATGTATTCCAGGATGTGACGTGGGGTGAAAGCGATGGATAAGGCATTCACCCGTGTGGATGAAACCTTTGAGGCTATCCGCGACGGCCTGAATCAGCAGGCCATCAATAACATCGCCAGAAAGCTGGCACAGGATTTACGTCGCGCCCAGCAGGCACGCATCCGGTCACAGAAAGCGCCGGACGGGAGCGCATGGACACCACGCAGACGCCGCGTAACCCGGATACAGGAGCGCATTCGCTTTATCTGGAATAACGAAGCACGCACGCTGAAAAACTGGCATCACGACACGGGGAAATACGGGCGAACCATTACCGGGTGGGATGAGGATAAAAACAATATCCGCACGTTTTACCGGGATGACATCGACCGTTTTCTGGAAATACGCACCCGGCGCATCAACCAGGCCAGCACAAAGCGCGTCCCCATGTTCGTAAAACTGCGCACCGCCCGCTACCTGAAAGCCCGTGCAGATGCTTCTGGTGTGACGGTGGGTTACAGCGGCGTGGCCGCACGTATTGCCCGCGTTCATCAGTTCGGTGAGCGCGATCAGGTTGCGCCGGGCATTTTCACCGATTACCCGGTACGCGAGCTGCTGGGTATCAGCCAGGCAGATGAGCGCCTGATTTATAACACGGTGCTGGGCCGGATTGCGGAGGCTGTACGGTGAGCGCAGAACTCATGCGACTGCTGAGTAACATCATCCGCACCGGGATCATCTCTGAAGTTGATGAGAAGTCCTGGCGCGTGCGCGTTCGCAGCGGCGAACTGGAAACAGGCTGGTTGCGCTGGAACACCACGCGCGCGGGGGCCTTCAATGTGTGGCTGCCGCCATCACCAGGCGAACAGGTGGTAATTGCCTGCATAGGCGGCAACCCGGAAACCGCCATGATAATTGGCAGCCTGTGGAGTGATGCCAGTCCGGCCCCCGGCAAAAGCCTGAAAGAAATCGTGGTCAGCGCGCCGGACGGCGCGGTGTTCCGCTACGACGCGGACGCAGGCGCACTGAGCGCCAGCGGCATGAAAACAGCCACCCTGCAGGCATCCGTCAGCGTGACACTGGATACGCCTGTCGTGGAATGCACAGACCTTCTGAGAACAGCGACGCTTGACGTCACAAAAGGGGGAACGATGAGCGGCAATATCACGCACAGCGGCGGCGATTTCACCTCAAACGGCATCACTGTGCATACGCATAAACACGGTGGCGTTAAAGGGGGCAGCGATTCGACAGGAGGCCCACAGTGACAACCCGCTACACAGGAATGAACCCGGACGGAACGGGAAACCTGAACGATATGGAGCACCTGAAACAGTCAGTCAGGGACATCCTGACCACCCCGCTGGCAAGCCGGGTTATGCGACGGGAATATGGCAGCCTTGTGCCTGATTTGATTGACGAACCCATGAATAACACCACGCGTCTGCAATGCATGAGTGCTGCCGTGATTGCGCTGACACGATGGGAACCCCGCATTGCCCTGGACGCCATCGACGTTGTCTGGAAGGCAGGAGGCCGCGCCGGGGTGACGCTGTCGGGCACTGTCATGCAGACCATGCAGAATGTTGAATTAACCATCACGCTGAGGGAGTAAATCATGCCTGCCGTTGACCTTTCCCAGTTACCGGAACCCGCCATCATCGCGGAGCCTGATTTTGAGGCAATTCTGGCTGACACAAAGGCCATGATGATTGCGTCCTATCCTGCCGAACAGCGTGAAGCCGTCTCCGCCGCGCTGGGGCTGGAATCGGAACCCCTGAACGTTATCGCCCAGACAACAGCGTTTCGTGAAATGCTGTTACGCCAGCGGGTCAATGAGGGTGCACGCGCCTGCATGCTAAGCCACAGCGCCGGGACAGACCTGGACAACCTCGCGGGCAATATGAACACAAAGCGCCTGGTTATCACTCCGGCAACGGATACCACCGACGCAGTGATGGAAAGTGACACCTCGCTGAGACTACGGGCGCAACGGGCATATGACGGTCTGAGTGTTGCTGGCCCGTCAGGTGCATACGAGTATTTTGCACGCAGCGCCAGCGGTCTGGTACGCGATGCGCGGGCCATCAGCCCGTCTCCGGCCAACGTGACGGTTTCCATCCTGTCCACTGAGGGCGACGGCACAGCAACGGAGGCGTTGCTTAATACCGTTCGCGCCGTTCTGAATGCAGAGGATACCCGCCCGGTGGCCGACCGCCTGACCGTACAGAGTGCCAGAATCGTGACATGGCGGCTGAATGCAAAACTGTACTTTTACCCCGGCCCGGAATCCGAACCTATTCTGGCCGCGGCGGAATCGTCGTTCAGGAAGTGGCTGTCTGAGCAGGGGCTTATCGGTCAGGACGTGGCGTTGTCAGCCATTGCTGCCGCACTGCATGTGCACGGTGTGCAACGCGTGGAGATAATCGAACCCACACAGAATATGGCCATCAGCGACATACAGGCGGCGCGCTGTGAGTCATTCACCATCAGCGAAGGTGGGCGCAATGAGTAATTCACTGTTACCGCCATCAGCCAGCAGTTTCATGCGTTGTGCCGAAGCCGTCGGAACACGCATTACAGGCATTCCGGTAGACCTCAACACACTGTGGTCACCAGATACCTGCCCGGTGCATCTGCTGCCTTATCTCGCCTGGGCGTTTTCCGTTGACCGCTGGGATCGCAACTGGCCGGAAGAGACAAAGCGACAGGTTATTCGTGATGCATGGCTGATACACCGACACAAAGGGACCATCAGCGCACTGCGCCGGGCCATTGAGCCGCTGGGGTACCTCATTCGCGTGTCTGAGTGGTGGGAGTTCGGCGGAGAACCGGGAACATTTACCGTTGAAGTCGGCACGCTGGACAGTGGCGTGACAGAGGAAATGTATCTGGAAATGGAGCGGTTGATTGCTGATGCCCGCCCGGTCAGCCGCCACATGACAGGGCTGAATATCATTCAGGAAATTCCGGGAGATATTTTCGCAGCGGCGGCAACTTATGACGGTGAAGTTATTACCATTTATCCAGGCGATTAAGCATGAGTACCACAACACGAAAATTTAAAACCGTTATCACCGATACGGGTGCAAAAAAATTAGCGCAGGCAGCCGCGTCAGATGGTAAGCCTGTCCGCCTGACTCATATGGCCGTAGGCGACGGTGGCGGCACGTTGCCCACACCAGACAGTAAGCAGACCCGTCTGGTGCATGAGGTGTGGCGACACACTGTTAATCGCGTCATCCTGGACGCAACACATCAGAACCGCATTATTGCAGAGCTGGTTATTCCTCCAGAAACGGGCGGATTCTGGATCCGGGAAATTGGTGTATTTGATGAGCACGGCGATTTAATCGCGGTGGGCAATACTGCCGAAAGTTACAAGCCAGCCGTTGCCGAAGGGTCCGGTCGTGCACAAACATTTCGCACCATTCTGACCGTATCCAGCACTGCCGCCGTGGCGCTTACCGTGGATAACACCATGGTGATGGCCACAGTGGATTACGTGGATGACAAACTGAAAGAGCATGAACAGTCACGACGTCACCCGGACGCCTCGCTGACCGCAAAAGGCTTTGTTCAACTCAGTAGCGCCACTAACAGCGATTCTGAAACGCTGGCGGCAACGCCGAAAGCGGTTAAGGTCGCGTATGATCTTGCTAACGGAAAATATACAGCGCAGGATGCCACAACAGCGCGAAAAGGCCTTGTCCAGCTCAGTAGTGCCACCAACAGCGATTCTGAAACGCTGGCGGCAACGCCAAAGGCAGTAAAATCAGCCTATGACAATGCAGAGAAACGTCTGCAGAAAGACCAGAACGGTAGAGATATTCCAGATAAGGGCGCTTTCCTGAATAACATTAACGCGGTCAGTAAAACAGACTTTGCTGCTAAGCGCGGTATGCGTTATGTGCGGGTTAACGCTCCTGCAGGTGCAACGTCTGGAAAATATTACCCTGTTGTTGTTATGCGCTCTGCTGGATCAGTAAGCGAGCTGGCATCAAGAGTAATTATTACTACGGCAACACGAACCGCAAACGATCCGATGAATAACTGCGAGTTTAATGGATTCGTTATGCCTGGCGGCTGGACTGACAGGGGGCGTTATGCCTATGGAATGTTCTGGCAATATCAAAACAATGAACGAGCCATTCACTCAATAATGATGAGTAATAAGGGCGATGATTTGCGCTCTGTGTTCTATGTTGATGGCGCTGCTTTCCCTGTTTTTGCGTTTATCGAAGATGGCCTGTCAATATCCGCACCGGGTGCTGATCTCGTTGTTAATGATACGACCTATAAGTTTGGGGCAATAAATCCGGCGACTGAATGTGTCGCGGCGGACGTTATCCTTGATTTCAAGAGTGGGCGTGGTTTTTACGAATCTCATTCGTTAATCGTTAACGATAACTTGTCGTGCAAAAAACTTTTTGCCACAGACGAAATTGTAGCGCGTGGTGGTAATCAGATTCGAATGATAGGTGGGGAGTATGGTGCATTATGGCGTAATGATGGCGCTAAAACTTACCTGCTGCTTACCAATCAAGGTGATGTTTATGGTGGCTGGAATACATTAAGACCGTTTGCTATTGATAACGCAACCGGCGAACTGGTTATTGGAACCAAACTGTCCGCAAGTCTGAACGGTAATGCATTAACAGCAACAAAGCTGCAAACGCCAAGACTGGTTTCTGGTGTTGAGTTTGATGGTTCCAAAGATATTACTTTAACCGCCGCGCATGTGGCTGCTTTTGCCAGAAGGGCAACGGATACATATGCCGATGCGAATGGTGGCGTTCCCTGGAATGCCGAATCAGGCGCTTACAATGTCACCCGCTCTGGCGACAGCTATATTCTGGTTAACTTCTATACCGGAGTCGGAAGTTGCCGGACCTTGCAGATGAAGGCGCATTACAGAAATGGTGGTCTGTTCTACCGTTCTTCAAGAGACGGTTATGGTTTTGAGGAAAACTGGGCAGAAGTTTATACCTCGAAAAATCTTCCACCAGAAAGCTACCCAGTCGGCGCACCAATCCCGTGGCCATCAGATACCGTTCCGTCTGGTTATGCCCTGATGCAGGGGCAGACTTTTGACAAATCTGCTTACCCGAAACTTGCAGCCGCTTATCCGTCAGGCGTGATCCCTGATATGCGTGGCTGGACGATTAAGGGCAAACCTGCCAGTGGTCGGGCCGTATTGTCTCAGGAACAGGACGGCATTAAATCGCACACCCACAGCGCCAGCGCATCCAGTACGGATTTGGGTACGAAAACCACATCGTCGTTTGATTACGGTACTAAATCCACAAATAACACCGGAGCACATACACATAACTTTGCTTACAACAATACTTCAGCATACGCAGATACTCCTGGTACTGGCGGAGGAATGCATGCAACTAACACCAGCAAGACAGCAAGTAATCGCGTATTAAGCGCAGGAGCTCATACTCATACAGTAGCAATAGGTGCGCATACACATACGCTCGCTATTGGTTCGCATACACACACCATTACCATTGCCGCTTATGGTAACGCGGAAAACACCGTTAAAAACATCGCATTTAACTATATTGTGAGGCTTGCATGATTACGCTCATTCTTTCTGCACCAGTAACAGAAATGGCTGAAGCATTTAAGCGAGTATTCGCAAATGCAGATAATGTGAATATTGTCGGAAAGCCATTTGAAACAATCAGAGAATTTGACTGCATGGTAAGTGCGGCAAATAGTTTCGGCCTGATGGATGGCGGCGTTGATGCCGCCATTACCACATTCTTCGGTACTCAGTTACAGGCCCGTGTTCAGAATCACATTCTTCGTGAATGTCTCGGCGAACAGCCTGTAGGTTCTGCATTTGTCATTGAAACGGGGCATAATCATCACCCCTGGTTGGTACATGCGCCAACAATGCGTGTTCCGTTGACAATTGACGGAACAGACGCTGTATATAACGCAACCTGGGCAGCTCTGCTTGCCATCTTTCAGCACAATAAAAACGCAACGACAGACATGAAAATAAAAACAGTGGTATTCCCTGCAATGGGGGCCGGATGTGGTCAGGTGCCGTTTGAAAGTGTTGCCCGGCAGATGAAGCAGGCATGGGATAACTTTAATAAAAAAACAGAATCAATTAACTGGGAATACGCACAATCCCGCCAGTCGGCAGTATTTGGCACATATGCATACTGTCCGGGTAATTCTGTTTGCCGTTATGCGGATACTAAATATATTGGATGCGGCGATTATCGGACGTATTGCTTACGGTCAGGGCAGGCATGTATTAATCCTGAACATCAGGTTGATGATGTGCTGGCTAATAATCGCTCTCGCCCGGGTTCGCATGCACATCGAATTAATCCAGAAAATCCCGTAGGCCATCTCACCTCTGGTGAACATAGCCACGGAGGAGGCATCATTATTGGTGCTCACCCCCATACGCTCAATAAACAATATTCTGTCTCTGGTATTAAGTAGAGGTGAACATGGATTTCAGAATGAGTGAACAACCACGGACCATAAAAATTTATAATCTGCTGGCGGGAACCAATGAATTTATTGGTGAAGGTGATGCATACATTCCACCTCATACAGGTCTGCCAGCAAACAGTACCGATATTGCGCCGCCAGATATTCCGGCAGGATTCGTAGCCGTTTTCAACAGTGATGAGGCATCGTGGCATCTCGTTGAAGACCATCGGGGAAAAACCGTCTATGACGTGGCTTCCGGCGACGCGTTATTTATTTCTGAACTCGGTCCGTTACCGGAAAATGTCACATTGCTGTCACCGGAGGGGGAGTATCAGAAGTGGAACGGCACAGCCTGGGTGAAGGATACGGAAGCAGAAAAAATGTTCCGGATACGGGGCGCTGAAGAAACCAAAAACAGCCTCATGCAGGTAGCCAGCGAGCATATTGCGCCACTTCAGGATGCCGTAGATTTAGATATTGCGACGGAGGAAGAGGTATCGTTACTGGCTGCATGGAAGACATATCGGGTATTGTTGAATCGCGTTGATACAACAGTGGCAGCGGATGTTGAGTGGCCAGTCGCACCACAATAAAAAGGAAAAGCCATCGATAGAAATATCGATGGCTTTATGTACTCTATTTATATAATACAACACCGCTCTTTTTAGTTATATATGTGCAGTTCGATGGTATATCTTTATTTATAAAAGACATTGCACCTATTTTTACATTATCCCCAATTTTACGTGATAATCCAATGATGCAACAATTAGCTCCGATATCAACGTTATTACCAATTTTTATTCTTGCACCAGGCATGTCACCATCTATCTGTCCAATGGTAGTATTCTGTCGTAACACCAGATTTTCACCAGCATCAACAGCAAAATGAACAACAATTCCAGCATGATGGGGAATTGTTAACCCTTTTCCAATATTTGCACCCAATCCAATTTCGCAACCAAACTTGTTAATTATTTTACTGTTTAACTTCTTGGCTGCTTTCTTATGTAATTCATTACCATTAATATACATTTCGTTAGCCAACCGCCACCAGAAAAGGAAATTCCGGTTACGCTGCTTTTTCTCTCTTAAAAGCCTCCAGATATCCACACGTTTCCGCCGAATTACTTCATATTTCCAGAAGTTTTTTAAATCAGTAGAGTTTCCAAATAAAACAAAGTGAATTGCCATTAAGTAAGACAGCACGATAATCTCCTTAATTATTATTTCAGACCATACATGTTATAAGGTTAAGAGATTATAAAATCCTGTTATTTGTTATTCAAAAACAATTTTCTAAGAAGGACATACAACAGCAAGTCGTCAGTCACCTTCATCAGGACATTGGCGACATACGTTAAATCAGAGCAGCCCCTTAACTGAGCTGGCCGCGCTATTAAGGGATGATGTCACCTTATCTTTGAAGCCGGACAACATATCGCTGAACGATGAGGATTGCAGACGCTCCCGCAAATCCTCATCACAGCGTTCAAGGGTCAGTGAAAATTCTATCTTTTTCGCCTTACCGTAGCGATCAAACTCGGAACGGGTCGTATTCGTTCCGGTCAGGACATACATGCCGTAAATCTGCCCGACACCATCAATCAAAGGCCAGGGTCGTCCTGTATACGCCTGCGTGGTCAGCAGCGACAGCGACACTTCGCCACCTGTAATTTCAGGATAAAGCACACCAGAAAGAACGATGCGATCATCACCTGCACCGATATACTGCCAGCTTGCTGAACGGTTAACGCGTTCATTTTTCACATGCCGCCAGCTTTTGTTTTGCTGTAACTGCTGATGCGGCAATGTGCGCAGCTCAAAAACAAACATGCCGTAGATCATCATCATGGTCATGACTCCTCAATCTTTATCGTAAAAACTGCCACGCCCGGCACGGGCTCGCCGTTCCATTTCTGCCCTGACCATTTCACCGACCAGTTTCGCCAGTTCGCGGGGATTCTGCGTAACAACGTTATGCAGATGAACATGAATTTCACCGCCAAATCCGGAGACAGCAGGCTCCCGGTTACGGGAAGTTGCAGGAACTGATGCCACTGGCGATCGTATGGCCTCCGCCACCGGGCGGGAGCTGGCCGCAACAACAGGGACCAGCGCCGGAGGCAGCGGAGCCGGGACCACGGGGGTGATATTAATTGCGGGGACAGGCTTACTGACCTGCGCAATCTTCCGCTCCTGCCACTCCCCACGAACAGCAAGTGCGCGAGGCAGGTTCTTAAAGACAATATCGCCGGGGCCAATGCGTTTTTTCGTCTCATCAACCAGCTTACCTGTGTTATCAGCAATTTTGCTGAGTCTGCGTAGCGTCCCGGTATTGCTGTCTGTGAGTGGTTTGTTGTCTTTGGGTTTATCACCTCCGGTGCCATTGCCATTTTCCACAGGCTTCGGCAGATTGATTTTCGCCAGGTCCCCCTGAAGCAAGGCAACCTTGTCCTGAAGAATGGCCGCACGCTGTGCGTCTTCGATTTTCTTTCTCGCCCTTTCCGCTTCATCCGGAAGAACACCGAGTTTTTCAAGTATCCATGCCAGCGTATCCAGCAGCATTTTTGCAGGTGTCAGAACAAGTTGTAACGCACCGCCAAGAACGTTACCGAATACCTTGCCAGCACTGGTACATTTATCCAGCGTTTCCTTGCTGGACTCCATCGGTGACAGCAGCGATTTAAACCAGTTAAACACCTGGCTGATCCCACTCCCGATTGCGTCAAAAACAGGACCAAACCGTTCAAAGGTTTCGCGCAACGGGGTCAGCCTTTCCATAATCCCGCTGAACACCCCGGCAAAAAATGCCCTGATGGGATCCCAGTATTTCCAGATAAGAACGGCAGCTCCGGCAAGCGCAGCCACGATAAGACCAACCGGACTGAACAGCGCCCCGATAGCACCTCCCAGTAAAGAAACGGAACCCGTCACCATTCCCCACAGCGCAGGCAACACTCTGACGACATTCATTGACCGGGTAAGAATGTCAAAACCAAGACGCAGTTTTGCCAGCGGGCCAGCAAGCACACCAATAGCCAGCGACAACGAGCCAACCGTTGCAGTCATTGCCAGCAGTGCACCGCCTGCAATCAGTAGCTGGCGCGTCAGTGCGGGATGGGCCTGCGCCAGCGCCGTCACCTTTGATACCACACGCGTGAGCCACTGCGTGACAGAACGCAGCGGACCGTCAATCAGATCTGCAATGCGGATGCGCAACCCTTCCCATGCACTGCTGAGTGATTTCAGATCGCCGTCAAGGTTGTTGGCCATAACCTTTGCCGTGCGTTCAGCCTCACCGCGCGCGCCTTCAAGTTCTTTTCTCAGTTTGGGTAAGGAGCCGTCACCTGCCGCATCAACGAGGGCCATAAATGATGTGAAAGCCTCTTCTCCGGCAATGTCCTTAAAGAACGATACCCGGTCAACTTCCCCGTATTTGCGGGTAGCTTTATAAAGGTCAGCCAGCACATCCTCCATCGGGCGCATTTTGCCCCCGGCATCCGAGACAGACACGCCAAGCTCTTTCAGCGCCTCTGCTGCCGCCTTTGGCGGTGATGCCAGACGAGCCAGGCTGGCACGCATTGCCGTACCAGCATCACTCCCCCTGATACCCATATTCGCCAGCACGCCCGCCATCGCTGCGGCCTGCTCCAGCGATATTCCCAGCTTACCCGCCACCGGACCTGCATATTTCATGGTTTCACCCAGTGCGCGAAGGTCAGTGTTGGTACGGGTAAACGCTGCGGTGAGTGTGTCGCCGACCCGGTCCATCTGGTCAGCAGAAAGGCCGAACTGCGTCAGGATATTTGAGCCAATATCCGCCGTCTCGCCGAGATCCATACCGCCAGCCGTTGCCATGCTCAGCACGCCGGGAAGCGCAGCCTGAATGGCCTGCGGAGTAAAACCAGCCATTGCAAGAAATGCCTGTCCACTGGCGGCATCGCCTGCGGTGAACTGCGTTTCAGAGCCAAGTTTTAACGCCTGCTCACGCAGCGCCTTAAACTGCGGGCTGTTCTGGTCAATTCGCGTCAGCGCCTGAACGCGGGACATCTCTTTCCCGAACCCGATCGCGGGCTGCAAAAAACGCCCGGCAGCATAGCCGCCCGCCGCTGCCGCACCAGTTGCCAGCGCACCACCTGTTTTCAGTTTTCCAGCGGTTTCCTGCGCGCGCGAATACCGCTCACGCGCCCGCGTTACACGCGCAAGCGCCTGCCGTTCGCGTTCAAGCTGGTTGTTGTACTGTTCGGTGCGTCTGATGGCCTGCTGGATGGTGTTATCGCTGCCTGTCAGGGAAATGCCGTGGCGTTTCAGTTCTCCGCCAAGCTCCCGCATTTTCTGAATTTCCCGTGTGCGCGATTCATTCAGGCGTTCAAGCCGGGTGCTTAACTGCTGCATCAGCTTTTGTTGTTTTTCGCTGAGCACTGTACCCGTGCGTTGTAACTGATTAAGGGCGTTAAGCTGGCGTCGTGCTTTCACGATACCCGCATCCGCTTTACTGACAGCGTCGCGGGCGCGCTCAAATGAACGCGCCTGACGCTCGAGATTTTTGATCGCCCCCTGCGTTCGCTGGATGGAGTCACCAAACTGCCCCATCAGGCGGCGTGCGTTTTCGGCAGGCCGGGTCAGCCTGTCAACGGCGCTGAAAGCGACCCGGATATCAAGAGTCTTCATTGTCTGCATTCCCGCTGCGAAGTGCCGCCCGCTCACGCCAGCTAACCACTTCGCCGGGCGTCATCATGAAGATTTCGGCGGGCGACCAGTTAAAAATAACGGCAATATCTGCCACAAAGTCTTCTATGTGCTCAAAGCACACAACCGTGATCAGGCTTCCGTCGCCTGTTCGTTCTTCCCGCCAGAGTCCGCACCGCTCAAAAAATTTACGGCAACCACACATAACTGAATAAAGTCACGGGATGCCATTTTTTTGATCGTCACTTCATCCAGTCGCGGTGATGTCACGCGTGACAGCAGCGTAAACATGGATTCCGCTTTCAGATTCAGCACATCAGACAGTGACAAATCTCGCAGAGATCCAGCCTGCTCAATAGCTCCGGTGATCTCCACATACGTGATTTTTTCGCCGCCTCGCTCAATTGGTTGGGTAAGTTTTACGCCACGCTCACTGGTTTCTTTCACAGTGTCAGTAACTACCGTATTTTCGGTATCGATGTTTTTCGTCTCTTTCATCAGGAAACTCCTTTCAGTCAGAGGCGACGCACTGCGCCGCCTGCATATTACTTATCAGCCAAGCCCAAGCGCGGAACGGATGCGATCGGGCACAATGTCCTTGCCGTCCTTCCGGTAAATGAAGTTCAGCAGGTCAATCTCCCACAACGGGCGATCGTTAACACTCAGCTTGTAGTAGGTGTTTTTAATGGCGTAAGTGTGTGATGTGGCTTCGCCCTGTTTGGCTTCCCCCATATCAATTTCCGTCACACGTCCGCGCATTTCGACTTCATACAGGTCGCTTTCATCATCGGTGTAGTATTCACCCGCAAAACGCAGTAGCGTGCCGTCAATCGTGCCGCCATACTTCAGGAACAGCTCACGAACTGCGCCCCCCATGACAAAGCTCGCATCAAGCGCGGAGTCGTCCAGACCGAGATCAATACTTACCGCACCCATCATGCCGCCCCCCCGGTAGCTGTCGGTTTTGCGCGTCAGCTTGGGCAGAGTGACGGACGTCACCTTACCTACTTCGTTTTCACCATCCACAAACAGCGTAAAAAAGCGAAGATGTTTTGGCACAGCCATCAGGCACCTCCCAGCACCGCAAATGCGGGTTCAAAGTATTCATCAGTAAACGTCTGGTAAAGCTCCATGTCTTCCAGTGGCGGAACGGGCGTATATTTGTAGCGAATACGCACACGCCCCTGACGTAAATCCGTGGTGCTGTTATCCACCACGTCATACCAGCACTCCGCGCCAATCAGTTTCCCGGCAGTAACCAGTGAATCCAGTTTTGCCCTGATGGCACTGATAACATCTTTCACGTTCGCAGGCGTCAGTGGACTGTCGATGGTTTCAAACTGCGCTTCCGCAATTGAATCAGCCAGCACCTGTGCGGTTCGGGTATACACCTCAAAGATGTAGGCATTCGTTTCCGGTGTGCGGTTGCCCCAGAAGCGGAACCCGTTGCGACGAATAATGGTCGTGATTTCTTTGTTGTTGAGGCTGTTGGCATCACTGTCTTCGGCCTGCAACGACCAGAACACATGCCTCGACATCCCCAGCACATTTTTAACCGGAACGTTGGACAGTGATTTGTGCCAGCCCTGCTCATGGTCAATGTATGCACGAAGACCGCACGCATAGGCAGGCGCGGGGAACGTTTCGTTTTTGCCACTTTTGGGGTTGTAGGCGATGAAGTCCGGCCATAAGAGCATCACCTCACGTTCGTTGAATTTCTGGCGGTAGGTAATTGCCTCTGCCATCGTGTTACAGCCATTACATGAGGCATACACAAACGCGCGCAGTTTACCTGCAATCACGCACAGGGATTTTGTTACAGCCTCCGTGTCCAGCTCCGGCGCGGCCAGAATACGCGGACGGTATCCGATGCTTTCATCCTGCTCTGCAACAAGCAGCGCATACATCCCCGTATAGCTGCCGTCATCCTCAGAACCACCGATAACCAGTTGATCCTGCGTCTTACCGTCTTCTTCTTTGTGTTCAGCCACGCGAACGACGATCACCTTTGTGCTCACCTGGTCTGCGATGGCTTTAAGCGCACGATAAAGCGTCCCCGTTGTCCCGCATTTTCCCAGCACGTCATTGACGCGGGTCAGCAGTGTGGGCTTGTTCAGCGGGAACAGCTTCGCGTCCGCATCATCCGCCGTTGCCACGATACCGATAACGCTGGAATCAACATCGTTAATCGCTGTTACCAGGTCGGTATTTTCCGTAACACGGGCACCATGAAAACGAGTTTCACTCATAGCTTCAGCCCCTTGTATCCGTTAAATGATTCGGCAACAATCATCACCCACCACGCGCGTAATCTCACCCCTGCGCCGTTCTCCCGCCACGGCGACAACAAAAAGCAGTAACCCCCTCCGCACGCACATGCGACCATGCCGCACAGGGAGGGAACAGATGACCGACACCACCATGCAATTGCTCAGTCAGGGCACAGACCCCGTAAAAATGCCGGATTTTGATATTCTCGCGGAGGGTAAAACGCTGTCCGGCGTGGCAGAGCGCCTGATGAGCCTGTCGCTGACCGACAACCGGGGATTTGAGGCAGACCAGCTCACCATCACGCTGGATGATGCGGATGGTCAGTTGCAGCTACCGCCACGGGGCGCGCGCCTGACGGTTCTCATTGGCTGGAAAGGCGAACCGCTGACAGAAAAAGGGTCTTACATTGTTGATGAAATCGCACACGAAGGACCGCCGGACAGGCTGACTGTTTCAGCCAGAAGCGCAGATTTCCGGGATGAATTTAACGTTAAACGTGAGGTGTCCTGGCATGATGTGACCGTTGAGCGTGTGGTATCCGCCATCGCTCATCGGTACGGTCTGAAACCGCAAATCAGCGAAATGCTGATGGATATCGAAATCGACCACGCCGACCAGACCGAAGAAAGTGACATGTCCTTCCTTACGCGCATGGCGGAAATGCTGGGCGCAATCACTACGGTAAAAAGCGGTAATCTGTTATTCATCATGCCCGGTGGTGGCGTGAACGCACAGGGCCAGCCGTTGCCATCGTTCGCCATCACGCGCAGCAGCGGCGATCGCCATCAGTTCCGCATTGCTGACCGCGAGGCGTATACGGGGGTACGCGCTTACTGGCTTGATCTTAATTACGGGAAAAAGAAAAAAGTCAGCGTGAAACGCCGCAAACCGCCAAAACCGAAAAAAGAGAAAAGCAGCAGCCGTGAAGGTGATTATATGGAAGGCGCGGAAGGCAATGTGTTTGTGTTACGCAAGACTTATCAGAACGAGCAGGCAGCAAGACGCGCAGCGGCGGCAAAGTGGCAACAACTACAACGCGGAGCCGCATCATTCTCCATCACGCTGGCACGTGGACGAGCAGAACTCTACCCCGAAATGCATGGCACGGTAACAGGATTTAAAAGCGAGATTGATAATCAGGACTGGATTATTGCAAAAGCCGAGCACACCATTGATAACAGCGGCTTTACCACGCAGCTTGAGCTTGAGGCAAAAATCCCGGAATGGATAGCAGAAACAGAGTGAGCAACTTAAATGTATTAACTCAGAACGGATCAACACACTCACAACATAGAGTCAATATAGCTGCTCGCTTTGTTCCAGCAAGGATGCCTATTTCTAAGGAAAAACAGAGCAGAAACATATGGTGTTTTCCTACCTGACATCAGGGGTGGTAAGAATCATGCTTTGATAACCAATTGATAACTATTATTATATTAATCTAACACCATTGACATAGTTGAGGTTTGAATGAACAAAAAGCTGTATTTATTCCCAGACTCAAACATTTTTCTACAATGCAAGGACTTGACGCAGGTAAATTTTTCCGAGATTACTGCTTGTGATGAAGTATGTATCATTATTACAAGGCCCATTCAGCAAGAGATTGACCGCCAGAAAGGGCAAGGTAATTCCCGCCTATCCAAAAAAGCAAGGAAGGCTGCTAGCCTATTTAATCAAGTAGTTGATTCAACTGACATGACTCTTGTTATTCGTGAACGCTCGCCGCGAGTTTTTCTTACCATGGATCTAAGCCTGAAACCATGTGAACAGTTATCTGAACAATTGGATTATCAGGAGGCCGACGATCGTTTTGTTGGTATTGCGGCAGGGTATTGCGCTGACGATCCAGATTCGGAGGTGGCAATCATTACCAATGATAGCGGTCCACGTTTTTCAGCAATAAAACATAATATAATCTGCTATAAAGTGCCTTCTTCATGGTTGCTTCCTGCTGAGCCAGATGAAAAGGATAAACAAATTAAATTGCTGGAAGCTAAGCTGAAGCAATTCACTCAGTCTATGCCCGATTTCAGCATTAAAGTAGCCGATGACGAGCAATTAAATATTGTACTTCCTTATTATACAGCTTTATCTGTATATGAAGTTGATAATTTGCTTTGTCAACTAACGGATGCATTCCCATTGGTTACAAACTTTGACAATGAACAAACTACCCCACAATCACTAGAAAAAATCATCAAGTCATTTAGTCAACAGGAGTATTTCCCTGTATCAGCAGATGATATTTCTCTTTATAAAGAAAAACATTATCCACTTTGGAAAAAGCAGTGTGAAGAAATACTGAAAAACTGTCATACTCATATTAATCCGAAGGCAATAAAATACCCGCTGTCGTTTTTATTACAAAACACAGGTTATACTATCGCTGAACGTGCTGTGGTAACATTTACAGCAAAAGGAGATTTTCGTCTGTGTGGATTTAATTGGGAGATAATGGAAGAGCTGACTGAAAGCAAAAGGATTGACCTACCTTCAGCCCCTACCGCCCCCAAAGGAAAATGGCGTAGTGTATGTGGCGTAACAGAAAGAATGCCTTACGCTTGGGGAGCTTTGGAAACACCGCTATCCAGTATAATTTCAAAAGAAATTGGTCCTTTGTTATCTCTTACTCCAACAGAAAGGGATAAAAACGATTTTTATTATAAAGAAAAGAGAAATGAGCCAGTTCAAGTTGTATCGCTGGAATGCGAAGAGTGGCGTCATCAAGTCAAAGAAGAAATATTCCCGTTGTTCGTATATACAGCCAACAAACCAAAGAAAGTGAATGGTGCAATTGAGGTGAGAGTTGATGCAAATAACCTTACCAATCCGGTCATTAAAACATTTAAATTAAAAATAACTATAGAAGAACATAGTGCATTTTCAACCATAACAGAAATGGTGCAGACATACATTCAAGAGCAGAAGAAAAGACAGAAAAGTTCTATTAGCGCACAAATCAAAACATGAGGGTGTACTCAAATAATACAATGCTATAGTAAATCTATAAGTGCATAACTATTTCCTGATCTTTTCCCAAAATAGATGACAGGATAAAAAACATTCCAATCTTTTACAGGCTTTGGATAAATCGTATCAAAGCCTATTTCTTCAAGAGTTAAATCACCGCTTTTCGCTCGAAACGGACTGGCTGTTGGAGTATGAGCCAGAACAACTTAGAATAGCCCCTGCACTACGTTAAGGGAGGTCGCTATGTTCCGTTGTCCGCTTTGTGGCGCATCTGCCCGCATCCGTACCAGTCGTCCGGAAAATGATTCAAACACCGTGCGGCAAAAGTATTACCAGTGTAACAATCTAGAATGCGGCGTATGCTTCTCAACACTGGAAGCTTTTCATAAATTCACATCGAAACACGCCTCCGGCGTTCACTCTTCAGAAGGTATCCCGTGGCATGAGCTGCCAGCTTCACACAGGGGAAACAATCAGATGAGTTTGCCTTTGCCTCAAAATTAACAGGCAGAATTGCCGGAGTAACAAAAAAGCGATAGATTACGCGCGGGTGCCTTTCGGCTGATGGTCGGAGGGAATACCCGAAGGCCAGATGTGGAAAGGCCCCGGAAAACATCTCTGTTTAACCGAGGCCCTAACCGCATTACCTTGACAAGTGAAAGGTTAGCGCCTCTCCGGAAAAGGAGCAAGTGCTATGTCGCAAAAATCGCTTACGGCCATCACGTTCTGTGTGACGGCAATCCTCATCATCTGGATGTTGCACGGTTCGCTGTGTGAAATACGGATGAGCTTCTGGGGAGCGGAGTTTGCGGCGTTCTTACAGTGTAAGCAGTAA